TAGAGAACATACCTCGTTCTCCGGAGCGGGACTCGTATAAACTTTTCCACTCATTTAAAAACGCCTCAAAGTCTGGCTTCTCTGTGTAACACGCGCTATTGTTTGCTAGTCCTCGTTGAGGATTGTCTTGCCACCACTGGCCTGACTTGCATCGTCGGAGTCTATCGTCAGTGAGGTTAGACAGACTGATGAGAGCACTTCTCCTAACTCCCCCGACGACAACGATTTGTGCAATCTTACAGCAGAGATCGTGACACTCGATGGAGGAAAGCTTACGTCCAGCAGCCTCCCTAAAGACCTCTGTGGTAAATTTAAAGAGGTCAACAAGAGGCTCCGGACCAGACGCTCTACCTCCAAAGGTTTTAAGGGTTGCCCCTGCAGGTCGTACTCCAGATACGTCCCACTTTGGAAGCTGACCCGAATACAACAAGCTAATAAGTTCTCTGTAGGCTTTAGCCCAGCCAATCTTAGAGTCGGCGACGTGTATAACGGTATCGGTGTCATGAAAGTCCTCCGCTACTTCAGGTAGCTTTGATACGTACTGACGTTCAACGCTGAAGCCTACGCCTGTACCGCACATCAGGACGTACATCATCTCATCAAACGCTTTAGGGTGGTCGATAGGTAAGTAGGAGCAGTTAAACCCAGCGACATTGTCACGGTCAAGAGCCTCACCAGCAGTCATTAATGCTCTCATGCTGGGCATTACATCTAACTCATGGATAGCGTGAAAGATTTCTGACTGATCGAACTCGTTAAGCTCTACTCGATCACACCAGTAATCTAGGTATCTGTTTACTGTTTCCTCCCAAGTCTCCCGTCGCTGTTCCTCTGGCAGGTAACGAGCGTACCGTGACTTGTGTATGTATTGTTGATAAGCGTCCATTAATTTTCCTTTTTTTCGTCTTCAAAATATCGTTTGCAAAACACTTCCGTTACTTCTTCGTCTGCACAGATCAAAGAACCGTACAGAGGTATGCACTTTTGTTTTACGGTCGTGTACGAACCATAGTCAGCACAGATCCTTGTGTCAGGCTCAGTTGCACATCCAGACAGGAGAAGCAGCAGAAGTAGTCGTTTCACTCGTTTATCTCCTTTATAAGCCTTTCGATGTACCAACGACACTTCCGTAGGTCTTCGACTGGCTTACCCTTGTAGTCATAGCGCCAGAGGTATTTCAGTGCGTTACCCTTGAGATAACCCTTGAACTCATGTTCAGGCATGGACGCTTTGATTGCTTCGATGGCTTCGATTGATCCTTTGTTGTAATGGTCGGGTTTATCTACAGGGTCTTCTACTGCTTTAAGCTTACCTGCCACCCAGTCCCACTCCTGAGGAGTCGCATCATCAATACTCATTCTCTTCTTCCTCTAGCTCTTGTTCAAACACATCTAGTCTGTTGATTAGCTTGTCCTCAAACCTTTCCAGCAGCTGCTCTGAGGTTATCTGTAGGGCCTCCAGTAGGTCGTCTGGGTCAAAGGTTTTCAAGAGGCGTTCCTTAACTTCCTCTAGTGTTAGTGACATAGTCAATCAACTCCTGTAGTGTCTCTATAGTATACCATAAAATTCCCTCTTTGTCACACCATTCTGACATTGTCATCTTGGCCCCCTTCCGAATCTTCTTGTTCGGTTGCATGAGAACAAACACTAGCTCTTGTTCTGCTGGCAGACTATCTCTAATGCTGGTGTACTTCTTCGTGTCTCCGTCTCTGAAGTATCCTTTGCACTCAACGAGTACACCAGAGGCGCTGTGAACAAAATCAGGACGATAATTGCGCTCAATGGTGTAGGGGACTGTGAATGGCTCATATTCAAAACCTGTTAGTATCTTGCTGACATCGTCTTCGAACGTGCTTCTAAATTTCCCTAAGCGGGATCTCTGGGACTTTCGGCTCATTGATAACCTCTGTTAAATATCTTGGTCCGGAGGAGTAGGCGAAGGCGCGAACGGAAGGCCAACATACCTGCTTGTAGGAACAATAAGAGCATCCGACGGCGAGTTTCTGGTTCCCACTCTTTCCATCGTCGATAGTGCCGTAGCATACGTCGGGCGGGGTTGGATGCTCCACTAGCTTTTTTACGTGGTCAATGCGCTCCTTGATGTCGTAACTGATTAAGTCATAGACAGGGGCCTGAGTGTCCTCTTGGTCGTACATGAGGTACGTCAAGTGACCATTCTGCTTGTCCATTGCTAACCATCCAAACTTAGTAGCACCCTCTGAATACGCGTATCCTTTAATTTGAGCCACGTAGCCAAATGGGTCGTCATAAGCCAGTGTACCATCCTTGAATTTCCTAAACCCATAAGTTGACACACTCTTAACGTCAGTAACAATACCGTTGATTTTACAGTCCATCGAACCTGTAATACCGTTAACCTCACACTTCTTCTGTTCATCCGTTACCTCATGACCCGCAGCCCTAGTTAAGAACAGTAGCATCTCCTCAATGAGGTGACCGTAGAGGAACTTGACATAGGTGTGACCCTGTATGTCGTCAGACTTTTCTACGTCGTTGTAGACGTTCCACAAGTAGCGGTCCTCGCGCCCAATGTTGGACATACGTAGCTTACGTCCGTCACTTCGCTTTTCACCGAACTCTTTACGCATGAGGTCCTTCACGTTCTCACCGAAGAGATCAATAGCAGCTTCCAGATCCACGCCTTCTGCTACTTCTTTCGTCTCCATCAATTTGTAGATGTCGTCTACCAATGTGTACACGCTTTTCATACGTTTCCCTCAGTGGGTTTCTGCCCACGTTGTTCCAACTTTGTACTCTCCGTCAAGGGGGCATCTAAGGTCGTACTCCACCCCTGCCGCCTTGAGGCACTCCACTGCGAGCCAGCCATACTTCTCTGCTTGGTCTGCAGCCACCTCCGACTGTACTTCATCATGTATGTTTCCTATAAATTTGTAGTCTAGTTTCCACTGCGTTGCGTAGTCGTCCAGTATGACTAGGGCTTTCTTCATAACGATAGCCCCAGCCGCCTGTAACAACGTATTCAGTGCAGCATGTTCAGATCTAACTCTAAGTCTTCGACCGTCAAGTCCTGTGAGATAGCCTCTCCCAGAAGCTCTAGTAACGCGTTCTCGTAGACTTTCAAGAGCAGGTGTATTTGATAGAAATCGTCGCTTAAGGTCTGCGCCATCCTTTGCGCTTCCACCAACGATAGTTCCGATCTTTGCATCTCCTGCTCCGTAGAGGAAAGCGTAGATGAAAGTCTTTGCTTGAGGTCTTGTTTCAAGCCCTGCAGCCAACTGATTTCTGGTATGGATGTCTTCGGTGAGGAGGACATTGGTAAACTCCTTGTCATTCATGTAATGTGCCAACATTCGTAGCTCAAGGCCACTAGCGTCGAAACCTACTAGCTTCTTCCCAACAGGCACAGTCCAACAGGAGCGACACTCATGCCCGTAGGGGCTGTGGCTTGCTGGGACCTGAGCCATGTTGGGACTCTGGTGGGTCATACGTCCAGTGACTGCACCGTTGCTAATGACACGGCCATGAACTCTCCCGTCGTCCTGCACATGTTCTAGCCATGAGTGGACCTGTGCGTATCTCTTTTGTAGCATCAAGTACTCACTAATGGACCTAGCTTCTGGCAGGTCAATGGTGTCTAGAACAGCCTCGTCAACGATGGGATTTCCTTTCTCCGTAACTTTCTGAAAGACGACACCAAGCGTCGATAACCGCCTCGCAATCTGTTGCCTAGAACCAACGTTGAATACCTCAACTCTATCTTTAAGGCGTTTACCTGTCTTTTCAGACCACCTTTGATGTACGATAGGCGGGAACTTCTCCTGTAATTCTTCTTCAATTTCATTCATTCTCTCCTTAAATGTTGCTAAAAGGTCATGAGCTAACTCTTGGTCAAGTAACCATCCGTTTCTCTCCTGTTGTTGTACAGCGTACTGCACCTTGTGTTCCAAATCAATGGACCTCTGGTCAAACCCTGCCATGTCCTTAACTAGCTGCTTGTGGACTGCTTCTGTGACTTCCGTGTCACGTTCACAGTACTCAATCATAGCAGTAGATAAGCAGGACCAATCGTCGTGGTCACCTTTGGGGAAGCCCAGAAGCTCACCCCAGACCTTCAGGGAGTGTCCACCAGCACGACTTGGGTCGTACAACCTAGATAGTACCAATGTGTCCACTATGCGCTCAGGGGCCACAGAAACGCCCCAGAGACGTTTTAGCACTGGAAGGTCGTAGCCTATCAGGTTGTGTCCACAAACGCTCACAGAGCCTTCTAGAGCCTTACAGAGGGACTCTGGGTCCTTGTGTACAGTATTTACTCCGTTTTCCCGTGTCACGACGCACCAGATGCGCGTAGGGTTGAGACCGTCGGCTTCCAAGTCAAGGTAAATCAAAAGTCACTCCCGATGTGTGGATTAGGCACCTCCGTTAGTCTACCTGTGGAACGATCATAGGCCAGCCAACAGGCAGGTCCGGTTTCTCCGGTATACCGGTTCTTCAACACGCGAACAGTGGTTGTGTTTCGTACTTCCTCATTCTCGTGTTGCTGGTCCCGTTCCATACCTATGACTATGTCGGACAACTGAGCGATTGCCTGAGACCCCCTAAGTTCACCCAAGGATATCTGAGCGCCGTCCTCATGGGCCTTGCCTTGGGAGCGTCTTAGGTGTGAGACTAGGAATAAACAAATCCCCGTCTCAGCCACCAGAGTCCGCAGTTTGGTCATGATTTCGTCAATGGCCTTCCGTTCGTCCCCTGATTCCTGAGAACTGACGACGATGGACAGGTGGTCCAGTATGACGTACCGGCAGTCAAGTGCTTTTGCCATGTAGCGAACACGGGCGAGTAAGTTATCAGCCGACGTTGACCCCCAATGGTCAAATAGGTAGTAACGTCCTGTTCCCAGTGTGGTCTCCCAAAACGGTCGAAGTTCGTCCACAGGCGTGT